ATTGATGAGATGATCATTAACTCACAGATGATGTATGCTAAAGATGGTGCTGATGAAATGGCAGAACTTTTAGCTAAAGTAGAAGAATCAGCTAAGGGTTTAGGTCTAGATCCGCAAGATGTGTTTGATCAGTATGATGATGCTAAAGAATTAGTAGATGCTGTAAATTCTACTCATGATGATCTGGTTGATAACTGGCGTTCATCTAGATTACAGAATATCACTGCATTTGCAGATAGAATAAAACGATAATTTTTTAATAAAAACATAAATAACTAAATTATGTCTACGAGTATTACGACCAGTTACGCTGGTCAATTTGCTGGAAAATACATTTCTGCATCTCTTTTGAGTGCGGACACTATTGAAGGCAACGGAATCACTGTTAAGCCGAACATTAAGTTCAAGGAAACATTGAAAGTATTAAGCACAAATGCATTGGTGAAAGATGCATCATGTGATTACTCTGATCAATCTCAAGTAACGCTTACAGAGCGTGTGCTTCAGCCCTCTGAATATGAAGTAAATCTTACTTTGTGTCGCAAAGATTTTAGAAACGACTGGGAAAGTGTTGAGATGGGCTATTCAGCTTACGATCAACTGCCTCCATCATTTGCTGATTTCTTGATCGGTCATGTATCAGCTAAAGTAGCTGAGAAAATGGAGCAAAACATCTGGGGTGGCGTTGATGCTAACGCAGGTGAGTTTGATGGTTTGACAGTATTGATGTCAGCGGATAGCGCAGTAGTAGATGCTACTACAACTGAAACTGCTTTTGCATCTGGAACTATTCAAGCTGAATTAGCTAAGGTAGTAGATGCTATCCCATCAGCTGTTTACGGTGCTGAGGATCTAGCGATCTATGTACCAAAGAAAGTTGCTCAACTATACATCCGTTCATTAAACGGTTTCGGAGCATCTGGTGTAGGTGCAAACGGTTTAGAGGGTAAAGGATCAATGTGGTACGGAAACGGAGCGCAGTTATCTTACGAGGGTATTCCATTATTTGTCTGTGCAGGTATGCCAGAAGATCACATGGTTTGTGCGCGTAGAGAGAACTTGTATTTCGGTACTGGTTTGATGTCTGACCATAATGAAGTCCGCGTAATTGACACTGCGGAATCTTTAGGTGATCAAAATGTCCGCATCGTAATGCGTTTCACCGCAGGGGTGAACTATGGGGTATCGCAGGAATGTGTGCTGTACACTTTGGCATCATAAGAATAACAAGGTTTAATTATTGATTAAAGGCGGGTGAGCGATTGCTTGTCCGCCTTTTTTCTTTCCAAAAAAATATAAAGCATGGCATGTAACTTAACGATAGGTAGAGCTGTTCCTTGTAAGGATGTTGTAGGTGGTATTAAAGCTGTCTATTTCATTAACTATGGAGCTACCGCTACCTATGATTCAACAAATACGGATGTTATTGATGATCTAGGTACGATCACAGCATTCAAATACGAGCTTAAAGGTGGATCTAGCTTTGAACAAGCGATCACCTCAAGCCGAGAAAACGGTACAACATTCTTTGAGCAAACTCTGAACTTATCTTTGACTAAGTTATCTAAAGAGGATCACAAAGAAATCAAATTATTATCCTACGGTAGACCACATGTAGTAGTACATGATTACAACGGCAATGCATTCGTAATGGGTGTAGAGCATGGTGCAGAGGTAACTGGTGGATCTATTGTAACTGGTGCAGGTATGGGTGATATGAGTGGTTACACTTTAACCTTATCAGCGCAGGAGCAATTACCTGCTAATTTCTTAGAGGGAGCAACAGAGGCTGATCCATTTGCAGGATTGACTACAACTCCATCAGTAACTAGCGGATCTAACTCATAAGGCTGTTCTAGTCTTTTTTTTGTGTGTTTGGTTAGAGGGGTGCTTTCGGGCATCCCTTTTTTTTGGTAACAGATACACCGTTTTCTGGTTATATAAGTATGCACATTATAACAACACAATATCCGCACGAGATAAAAGTAGTGCCTAGACAGTTTCCTACTGGAGCTGTCCAATTTTCTATAACTAATGAGGAAACCAAAGAGGTGGTAAATTCCTTTGTGAGTTCACAAGTAGTGGATGTAACGCACAATTTCATAGAATCACAGATTGGCACTATGCCATCTGGCTTTATGAATGAGGGTACATTTTACACACTGATAGTGCAAGATGTTAATGACAGTTATAAGGAGATATACAGAGGTAAAATGTTTTGTACTGATCAAACTGATCTAGAGAAATACACCACAATAGAGGACACATACACAGAAAAAGAAAGCAGTAGTAATGGATATTTATACCGATGAGTAAAATAAGAATAGTAAATCTAAGCAATTACACCACTCCCCAAGCTAAAGAAGATAATCGCAAGTCATGGGTTGAGTATGGTGATGATAACTTGTATTATGACTACTTGATCTCACAGTATCATGGATCGGCAACTAATAATGCCATCATAAATGGTGTAACTGAGTTGATCTATGGTAAGGGCATCGGAGCAACTGATGCCAACCGTAGACCAGATCAATACGCCCAGATGATCAGTATGTTTAGCAAACACTGTTTACGCAGGATTTGCTTTGATATTAAGGCATTAGGTCAAGCGACATTTCAAGTGATCTACAATGATGACAAATCGCAAGTAGCGCAGGTGGAACATTTCCCAGTAGAAACATTACGCATGGAAAAATGTAATGAAGATGGGGAAATTGAAGCATTCTGGTATTCTAAAGACTGGAGCAAGATCCGTAAAAAGGGATATGAGCCAGAGCGCATTCCTGCGTTTGGCTTTGGTGAGCAGGGTGATAAAATTGAGATCTATTGTATCAAGCCATACAGAGCAGGTTTCTATTACTATTCACCAGTAGACTATCAAGGAGGGTTGCAGTATGCAGAGCTTGAAGCTGAGGTAGCTAATTTCCATATCAATAATGTGCGTTCGGGGTTGCACCCATCCATGCTGATTAACTTTAACAACGGAGTTCCATCAGATGAGGAAAGAGCAATCATTGAGAACAAGATTATTGACAAATTTAGTGGCTCAAGCAATGCAGGGAAATTCATCCTTGCGTTCAATGACAGTGCAGATACTCAAGCCTCTATTGAGCCAGTCCAGTTATCAGATGCCTCTAGTCAATACGAGTTCCTTAGTGAAGAAGCCAGAGAAAAACTAATGGTAGCACACCGCATTACCAGTCCATTCCTTTTGGGGATCAAGGATAGTAGCGGTATGGGATCTAATGCTGATGAGATCAAAACGGCATCACTGTTATTTCAAAACACAGTGATCCGTAGCACTCAAGAATTGGTCTTAGATGCAATAGATGATATTCTGACATTTAATCAGATCACTCTGAACCTATACTTTAAAACTTTACAGCCTCTAGAGTTCATGGATTATGACAATCTAGATGCTGAAACTAAAGAAGAGGAAACTGGGCGTAAATTCTCTAAGGATTGCGGATGCACTAAATTAAATGAGGATAACCCATGTGAGGCAGGTTACGAGATGATAGGAATGAAGATGAAGAACGGTAAGAAAGTACCGAACTGTGTTCCATTAAAATCTAACCTTGCTGAGATGCCATCGTTTGACACTAAAGAAGAGGCTATTGCTTATGCCTCTACGATTGGATGCGTAGGCTACCATGAGATGCCCAATGGCAAATTCATGCCATGTGAAGATCATGTAGATCTATCCTCTGATTTTGATCTAGAAAATTTTATTGAGCAGGTGGGTGAAGATGAACCGCTAGAAAATGAATATGAGCTTATTGATGTAGATGAGGAATCTACTGAAGATGAGCCAGAGGATTTTGATGTTGAGAATTACCTCAACGGTCTAGTGAGCCTATCTGCAAGAGATGATTCATCACAAGATAGTGAGCTGTACAAGGTTCGCTATGCCTATGTAAAAGGCACTAGCAAGAGTGCTAAGGGGGAAACTAGATCTTTTTGTAAGAGTATGCTTAAAGGAAACAAAGTTTACCGCAAAGAGGATATAGGATTTCTATCGGCAAAGGGCGTAAACAAATCGCATGGGCATAAGGGTAGAAACTACTCCATCTTTAAATACAAAGGTGGCGTGAACTGCCACCACAGATGGGAACGCAGGATCTATAAAAAGAAATTAACTAAAGATGGCGAACCCTACGGAGGGGATGCCTTAGCAGGAACAAAGTTTGTCAATGTAAATCAAGCGGTGCGAAGCGGTTTTAAACTACCTAAAAACCCAGAAGAGGTAAGCAAAGCACCAACTGATATGAAAGACAATGGACACCATCCAAATTACGGTAAATAATGGCAAAAGTATTATTCATAAAGCGTGAACACCTAGTTGAGAATAGTGTGATCTCTGGTAATGTGGACAGTGATAAGATCCTGCCATTTATTGAGATCGCACAAGAGATCCATATACAATCCTATTTAGGATCTAAGCTATATGATAAGCTCAGATCAGATATAACTAATAACAGCCTCCAAACGGATTATATAACCATTCTGGATGATTACATTCAGCCGATGCTTATACACTTTGCTATGAGTGAATATCTGCCTCACAGTGCCTACACAATCGGCAATGGAGGCGCGTATAAGCACACCAGTGAAAACAGTGTTCCTATGGAGCAATCTGAAATTGACATGTTAAGCAATAAGCACAGAGATATTGCAGAGCATTACGGCAGGAGGTTTATGGATTACATGAGCTTTAACACTAATAAGTACCCAGAATACTTTAGCAATAATAATGATGACATGCAACCGCAAAAAGATGCATACTACGGAGGTTGGAACATCTAAACGATACAAACCTAAACGGATCAATTTACAACGCTTAAAACGATATATAGACAAAATTCATGGCAACGCTAACAAGTAATAAGGTAAAGGACACCTACAAAGGGCTGATCAAAACTACGGACAGTGCTGAAATTACTGGTGAGGTACAGCTGTCTGATGGTGATGGTAATACCATACCAGTTTATGTCAATACCGATTCTGTTAAATTTAGCGGTAAGGTAAAGGATAAAGACAATGCTACTGGAACGGCAGGGCAGGTCTTAAAATCTACTGGAACACAAATCCAGTGGATTGATGTGCGCTATACGCATAACCAATCCGTAGCTAGTGCAACATGGGCAGTTACTCACAATTTAAACACCAGACCTAGTGTAACTATTGTGAACAGTGATGAAGAAGTCGTTTTTGCTGAGGTAGAATACACTAGCGATAACGCAGTATCAATAAGTTTTAGAACCGCTCAAAGCGGTAAAGCATATTTTAATTAAAATTATATAATAAAAAAATTATGGCTATTAAGTTTCTCAGTAGTTTAGATCTAGGCGGTTCAGAGATAGAGAATTTCGCATTAGAAACACTGACTGCAAATCCCAGTTCACCTACAACTGGACAAGTTTATTACCACACCACAGATGATCAAGTTAAAATCTATAACGGATCTTCATGGGATGTAGTAGGTTTAGAATACACCGCAGGTAATGGTATTACCTTAACTGGTGTATCTTTCTCAGCTGATGCTGATGATGGTATTAGTGTAGGATCTGGTGGTATCAGTGTTGATTCCACAGTAGTTCGTACCTCTGGAGTGCAAACAGTTGCAGGTAACAAAACATTCTCAAATAATGTTGTAGTTACTGGTAATCTTACTGTCAATGGTACACAGACTATTTTAAATACAGCTGAGTTAGCTGTTGAGGACACCAACATCACATTAAACTCTGGAGCAGATGCAGGAGCAGATTCTGGGCTTTCTGTTGATCGGGGTGATGGTGCGTTTGTGCCCGTATTTCAATGGGATGAAAGTACAGAAAGATGGAGCATCTCAAACGATGGGAGTTCATTTTATGCGTTACCTATTGGTGCTAGTGATAACGCCAATAACTACTCTTTACCAACGGCTAGTTCATCTACTAAAGGGGGTGTTAAAATTGGTAGCGGTATTTCTATCTCTAGTGGTGTTATTTCTGCGGATAGTCAAACTGCTAATGATTTTACTAATACGCTTAAAACGAAATTAGATGGCATTGCAACAAGTGCAGATGCCTACGGATCATGGACAGCATCTGATGGTACAAACTCAGAAACTATTGGATCTGGAGCGCAAGTTAATTTTGAGGGTGAGAATGCTACAAGCGTTACATACGATGCAACAACTAACACCTTTACATTTAGCTCTGATGACACTAACACTGAGTACTCAGTTGGAGATAATGGATTAACAGCTAAGAACTTTACCGCTACACTAAAGACTAAGCTAGATGGTATTGCTACTGGAGCTGATGTAACTCCATCATGGATTCCTGCTACTGATCCTAGCTACTTAACATCTGAAACATTTGGAGCAACGGATGTTGTATTTACTGTTGATGGAAATGATGTTATCGCAGGTGATGATTTAATTCTAGCAGGTGGATTGTCATATAACAGTGGAACTAAAACCCTGACCTCAGCAAACGATAACACTACATATTCCATTCAAGATGGTGAGCTATCACAGAATAACTTTACGAACGCTGATCATACTAAATTAGATGGTATAGAAGCAGGTGCAACAGCTGATCAAACTGCTAGTCAAATTCGTACAGCATTAGGAACTGGTAACAGTGGTGTGATCCCAACCGCAGGAACGGCAGGTCATTTCTTAAAGCATGATGGTACATTCGGTTTGCCGAGTTACACCACAAACACTAACAGATCTGATGCATCTGTTTACGCTCTATTTAGTGGAGGTAGTAATATAACCATTTCCGCTAGTGGTGTTATTGCAGGAACTGCAAACACTCAGCTTTCTGATGAGCAGGTTCAAGATATAGTTGGTGCAATGGTTTCTAGTAACACTGAAACTAACATCACAGTTACCTATAATGACACAACTGGGAAACTGAATTTTGTTGCTACTGATACAGACACCACATACAGTGCAGGTAATGGTCTTACATTAACTAGTACAACTTTCTCAAGTGATCAAGCCTCTTACACAGAAAGTTTTACTGGCGTAACTAGTATTTCGGTTGCTCAGAGTTCGCACAGATGTGCATTCCCTGCCTCTGTTACTTTGTTTGATAATGATGGTAATTTGGTTTTGGCAGATATGTCAATGAGTCCAGATAGTGGTGCAGTTGCAGTGGCAGGATTACCAAACGGTAATTACCACATTAGCATTTGTGGCAAAAGAAACTAGGATTTATATAATTGATTAAATTTAAGGCATGGCAATAAATATACTAGGAGATATAGATGTTACTGGGAGTATGAACATCACAGCAAGTGATGTGCCTAACCTTGATGCAAGTAAGATTACGAGCGGTGCTTTTGGCACTGCTCGTATTCCTAATCATAGTGCAACTAAAATTACCTCTGGTACTTTAGGATCTGCAAGAATACCTACCGCTCTTACGCAAGGGGTAACGCAAATAGGTAGCACCACTGACTACATAGGCGTAAATCTAGATGGATCTAATACAATTAGTTTTGTTATTGATTCAGTTGAGGTAGCGAGGCTTACTGCCTCTGGCGATCTCAAGGTTAAAGGGGATGTTATTGCGGTTGATGGTGATCTAAATCAATAGATAATGGCTTTACAATCTTCTGGAGCAATCAGCATAAGCGATATAAAGACTGAGTTAGGGAGTAGTAGCTACTCCTTAACTACTTTATCTGGTGAAGCAAGTAAGACTGCGCCACATGGCATGAAAGAATTTTATGGTTTTAGCAATGCACCTGCATACACTAACACCAGATTCTATGAAAATGATGGTACTGGCGATTATATAAACTGCACTACTGGCACTGCACCATTTAGTATCAATACTACCCAAGATCTAAGTTTTAGTATGTGGGTAAGAAACAGAGGTTCTAAACAGAATCAGTTGCTTTACAATTTTGGTAATACAACATCCAATGGTAATAACCGTATGTTTTTAACATACAGTTCAAACTTGAACAGATTGGTTGCTAGGTACAGAAGCAACTCAACTAACTTTGATCGCCAATGGGCGTTACATGATAACCAGTCAGCAACTGGTGTAAGCAGTACTGGATGGAGTAGTTCAAACAGAGGCAATGTGCAATCACAAAACTTTTGCATGATCACCATTACCTACGATGCATCCCAGACAAACGCAGGGAACGCTTTTAAGATGTATTGGAACGCAACTGAAGCAACGAGTACAGCTGTTGCAAATAGTGGCAGTAGAACAGCTATGAATGCCACTAAGGGCAAGATAGGTGAGAACCTGCACTTGACTAATTCCGCAGGTAATGCAAATTTAGATTATGATGAGATCAAGATCTATAACAAAGTGTTATCTGGATCAGAGGTTACAACCTTGTATAATAGCGGTGTAATAGCTGACAGCTCACAGACAGTGAGTAGTGGTTTGATCACTGAATGGACATTTGATAATAATAACGCTAATGATAGTGCAGGTGCTTACACCTGCTCAATCGTTAATGGTAATACAGCTACTTACTAATGCCACTACTAGAATTAGAATCATACAATGAAGAGGAAACCATACATGAGGTATTGGTAGATAGCATTCCATCATTCATGGGAACACATGAAGAGTGTGTAATATGGATGGAAACCCAAACAGTTTATAAATAAATAATAGATAAAATGAGTACACAAAAAGGAAAGAAATTAACGCCTAAAGAATTAGAGAATTTGCAACGCTATGTAGCAGAATCTAAGCAACAAAAAGATGAGGTAGTTAAGCTACATTTTGCCCATGCAATAGCAATGGATCAGTTCAAGGGTATGCAGGAAAGGCTAGATAAATTTGGTGCTAAACTAGAAAAGAAATATGGCAGTATAAATGTCAGTATTGAAACTGGTGAATTTGTAGATGATGAGCAACAACAAGAAAGTTAAAACTCCTAGCCGTACCTCACCAAAGGGTAGGCGTAGAGGATGTTTGTGTAGAGATCGGGATGTTTATTCAGTAGATTGCTGTGATGGTGATATAATGAATCAAGGCATCGGCAGTGCTTATATAAATAATGACTAAGAAAGAGTATTATGATGCTATCAAAAAACCTTTCACTTGCGGAGGCGATTCGGTCTGCTACTGCGATAAGGCATGGAATTGCAAACGAACCAACGGTTCAGCATTCAATCAACTTGAAGCGTATAGCCGAAAACATCTTTCAGCCCATCAGAAATTATTTGGGGAAGCCCTTGTTTGTATCTTCTGGCTACCGATCCGAGCAGTTAAATTCTTTGATAAAAGGAAGTAAAACATCGCAACACATGGAGGGCAATGCATTTGACCTAGATAATGGTGATGATAATTATGCTGTTTTTCACTACATAAAAGATCACCTCAGCTTTGATCAGTTAATCTGGGAATTTGGTACTGACCAGAACCCATCATGGGTTCATGTTTCATATGTAGGAGCTGATAACAGAAACCAAATACTCAAGGCTTATAAATTAAATGGTAAAACTAAGTATGAGTTATGGGAAAATCACATGGGTTAAAAAGAGCTAAAGAGATATTCTTATATTCTGATAGTGAACCTAATGAGGTCATGATTGGATTGTGTCATACTATTGCACTACCATGTGCATTAGTAACAGACATGCCTAACATCAGTTTCTTGTTTATAGCCATCGCAATGTTAGCAGGGTTGTACCAGTTATGGAGTGCTTTATTTTCTGGCTGTCTTAATCACAGATTAAGATCAGTGCAGTTTGCATCTTTAATAAGTTTGCTAACTATTGAAAATTTATATAGTGTAGGGATGTTAAAAGGATCTAGCATTGGTTGGTGTATAGTATTTGTCATGGCATTATGGAATACAATTAGAGTTACGAAAGAAAAACTAGCAAGGAATAAATAATAATGGATCAAGGTGTAGTTCAAATTTTAGTTACCGTACTGACAGTTGTAGGAAGTGCAGGGATCTGGAAATACTTAGAGGCGAGATTAAAGGCTAAGTCAGCTGATAAAGATCAAGACCTAATGCAAAATGATACAGTCCAATTTCGTGATGACCTAAAACAAAGAGTTCTCCGCTTAGAAACCTTGCTAGAGGAGAGCAATGCATCAGTAATACAACTGACTGCAAAGGTAGGTAGGCTAGAAACTGAGGTGCATTACTTGACCAAAGAAAATGATAGGCTCAAAAATGTCTGACAGCTTTAGTGATTTTATAGCGGAACTGGAAACCGCTCAACAACCAGAACAGTGCAGTATAGATAACCCAGAATGTGAGGCTTGTGGCTCATAAGTATTGCGCCACTGAGCCAAAAGAATGCAAATGTAAGAACACATGTAATGGGAAATCCGATAAAAAAATTATTCGCAGGGGGAGCAAAAGAAACGATAGAGGCAGTAGCTAATGTTGTAGATCGTTTTGTATCTACTCCAGAAGAGAAAGCTGAGATGAAAGCTAACATTGAAGCTGAGATCAGTAAGAGGTGGAAAGCTGACATGACTAGCGATAGTTGGTTAAGCAAGAATGTCCGCCCACTGACACTAATTACGGTGATAGGCTTTCTGGTAGTGTGTACATTCTTTGATGGCATGGGCTACCTCACCGTTGATGAATCATGGATAAGTTTGTGGAATATGTTGTCAGTTACAGTTGTAGGTGGTTACTTTGCAGTTAGATCTGTTGATAAGAGAATTAGATAGATCTAGGTTGGTTAATAATGAAAGGAGGCGGTGCTTATGCACTAGCCTCTTTTTTTTTATATATACTATACTATATAGCTACTCTTATAGAGTAGCATATAGTATATAGATATATAGAATATATATACTTATATAAGGTACGCAAGTCATGTTAATAACTTTTTATTCACCTACTTGTTAATAAGTCTGATCTGATTACCTTAGAGATATTATTAACCAACTCACAATTACTATGAACAAAGATTATCAACATGCCGAGCATCTGGCATGGCTATTAACAAAATGCCCACATACATTGCAGGGTAAGTTTTTTGATGCTGTAAAGGATCTACAAGTAGATCAGTATTTTGCACTAACTGCATGGGCAGTCAATCAAACTACCAGAAGCAAACCTGCACATACCGATGACTGGTATGAGATGATCATTGATGAATCAACTAACTATGTACTGGGGATATGAGTGTAAATAGAAACTACGATAGAGATCTGTATATAAATGTTTTAGAGGCTGAGGTTACAGCCTTAAAAACCAGATTAGATCATGTGATGAACTGGTCTTATAGGAATCACAGCTTAAAGAACCTAGCTCCAGAAACAGTTGATCTGATGATCCACCAATATATTCTAGCCCATGAAACCGAAAGAAATTCAATATCCAGACAGTTATGAGTGCAATAGACAAACAGTTTACAACCACCTATACCTCCATTTCGGAATCCCCGATCAAAAGCCCTACCTCTACCAACCAAAAGGGGGTTAATACACCTGCTTACTATATCGGTAAATACAAAGGCATAGAGGCGTTTGATGTATGTATGGATTTCTCAAGGGATAGTTATAATATGGGGGTGGCGATTGCCTACCTTTTAAGGGCAGGTAAGAAGCCAGATAATCCCATAGTAAATGACATCTTAAAGGCTATGGATCACTTAAAAAAGGAATTGGAATATCTAGGGTATGATAGAGAAAATGATAACACTGGAATTGATCTTACCAAAGACAATTTCCCTAAATAGTTTATACAGTGGGAAACATTGGACATACCGTAAGAAAGTTAAAGATGCGTATAAAAAAGAGGTTGAAACCGCATTGGATGGTTATGACCATTATTACGCTGAATCTATACGCATTAGGATCTCTTATAATAGTAGGCTTGATGTGGATAATGTTGTACTTGTTTCAAAGTTTGTTGCTGATACTCTTGTGGATCTGGGATATGTTAATGATGACAGCCCTAAATACTACAAAGAGTTGCGTATCAAATTTGACAGCGAGGTTGATAAGAATTTTTGTATCGTTAAAGTAGATTTGTTTAATCCATTAAAAACTAAAACACATGGAAACAGTAACGAAGATCAGTGAGGTAACTAAAGTAGTGCCTACCAATAAGCCATACGAGAGCCAGTACGGAACTCTATATGGTTATTACATCACCTTTGCAAACGGTGATAATGGAAAGTATAATTCCAAAAGTGAAACGCAGGACAAGTTTAGGGTAGGTGAGGATGCTACCTACGCTATTACTGGTAAGATGTATAATGACAAAATGTTTTATACAATCAAACCTAGCAATCCAGACTATGATTACAAACCAGTAGCAGATGCTCCTGCAAGTACATCTAAGGCGTTTGGAACTAAGCCAACTACACATACCTCTAAAGATGAGTTGATCGTTCGCCAGACAGCTTTAAAAGCATCAGCTGAGATAGGTGGTAAGGATCTGGCTATTATTCTAGAGAATGCAGAGCGCATGGTGAACTGGGTACTGGGCAAAGATCCAGATACATCTGGAGCTACACATGCTGATCATTTTCAAGACAGAGAGAAAGTAAAAGTTACCGCTGAGGTAGCTGAGGATGGTTTGCCATTCTAGATGAACATAGGGGGGTGCGATAAAAGCACCTCCTTTTTTTTTACAATTAAAACCAATACATGATTATATCATTCGCATCATTACAATCTCAACTAGATCTGATCAGAAGAGGTAAGGTAACAACTGGATATGAGTTTGGACACCATAGAATAGATACCCATTTCGTTTTTAAAAAAGCTGACCTTAACATAGTGCTAGGTCATGCTAATGTAGGTAAGACTACCGTAGTGCTGTTTTTAATGGTTTTACAGAGCCTTAAAAATAATATGGTATGGTTGGTCTACTCAAGTGAGAATACAGCCTCTAGCATAGCTACAAAGATCTCAGAGTTTTATCTGGGTAAGGTGTTGCAGGGATCAACGCAAGAAGAGTTGCAGAGTGCTATGAATTTTATGCAACGCTATTTCGTGATAATAGATGCCGAGCAGAAAATGTACACCTACAATGATCTCATAGAAGAGGCAACTGATCTGCACATACAGCATGAGTTTGATGGGTTCATGATTGATCCATACAACTCACTGGCAAAAGATAAAGAGATGTACAAATCTCTGGGCGGTCATGAATACGATTACGAGGTACTTACACACTTTAGAAACTGGTGTAAGGATCGGCAGGTTTCTATCTGGCTATGTGTTCATGCTGTTACAGAGGCATTAAGAAAAAAGCATCCTGCATCACATGAGTATGCAGGTTTGCCAATACCTCCTAGCATGTCAGATGTTGAGGGAGGTGGTAAGCATTCAAACCGCTCTGATTCCATGCTGATCATACACCGCTATGTTGCACACCCTACTGAGTGGATGTACTCACATATACATGTGGCTAAGATCAAAGAGATAGAAACTGGTGGTAAGCCAACCAGTAAAGATGAACCTATAAGATTACGCAGTTTGCCTAGTAATGTAGGCTTTGAAATTGATGGTCAGAACTTGATCATGAAAAAGGAAACTAAGCAATCTAACTTTCCCTTTTAAGAAAATGAATTACATTGAACTCAAAGAACTAGGAATGGGCAGATCTATGACATTATTATGGTTACGAGCTAAGAATCGTGATCTAATGGAAATAGCACAAGCGTTAAGACCTGCGGACACCTCAGAAGATAGTCATGAGCTAGATATTTTTTTAGATCTAGTTAGCATCTACGGTGCTATTGATGCATGTGTAGATCTGGTTGAGGAAGTAGAGCCTATGATATGGGATGCTCAAGCCAAAAATGCAGATCTCAAATTGACTATACAACAGTTGCAACGCAAACTGAAAATGTATGAAGATCAGTTTGATATTTTAGATATAAACTTAGAGCCAAAAAACAGTAATGACTAAGACCATACTAAGATTAGAATATGAGAGGTATGTTGAGTTGTTTGACATAAGGACAAACAGAGAGCGAAAAAATGTGGTAGCCAGATTTGCATTTATGGTAAGCGCAAGAAGAGCGTTTACTACCAGTGCGATCGGAAAGGTCATGGATAAAAATCATGCCACTGTAATACATGCTACTAAAGCCCATGAGATGAATCATAAGTTTGATGAGGATTACCGTAAAATGTTTGAGGTTACTGAAGCCATGATAGATGGCTTAATTCATTCGGATGAATACCTATCTCAATCTCATAGGATAGATACCGTTCTAGAGAATATAAAGCTCAGAACTTTAGTACATAAAAAAACTCAAGATATAATAGAGCTTGAATCTAAATTACAGAAGTATGAATATAGCGGTTGATATTGCGCCACTGGCAGGACTGCTAGTAGGCGTGAACTATTGGAACTCTACGATGGATGATGATCATGAAGATCCTACATACCACAGCCTCCAGATATGTATGGTGCTGTTTGCGTTTGTTATTACATGGACTAGTAAACCAGAGTAGTGTTAGAGCTGATAAGTAAATACCACAAAGACTATGTGCGTATGGCTTACAAGCTAGGCGCAGGTCATGAGGCAGAAGATGTGGTGCAGGAGATGTACATCAGACTGCACAAATACATTAAGAATCCAGATACCATCATTTCGGATGGCAAACCTAACATGCTCTTCATGTGGGTTACACTCAGAAACATAGTGCGTTCATCTAAGGGGAGCGCAAAGGTTATTAAGACCGTTCCACTGGATGATTTCCCAGAATGGGCAGTGGTAGATTTTGAATCGTTTGATCGTGATGAGGCAGAGAGCTTTGAATACATGGTGGATCTGGTCTATGAAACCAGTTCAGAAATGCACTGGTATTATGACAAAATGTTTAAGCTATACTATCAGAGTGATCTGAGCATGAGGGATATAAGCAAGGGCAGTAAGATCTCATTAAAAAACATATTTGATACAATCAAAAAGACTAGGAATTATGTCAAAGAAAAACTCAAAGAAGAGTACGAAGATTACCAAAACAAAGACTATGACTACCTCCAAAGGGGTGGGGGACACGATAGAGAAAATAACTAAAGCCACTGGGATCAAAGCGGTAGTAGATGCTTTTGTGGATGCCACTGGAATTGATTGTGGGTGTGAGGCTCGTAAGGATGCTCTAAACAAAGCGTTTCCTTACAAGCGTACAGAGGTGCTGTGTTTAGAAAGAGATGAACACCAAACTCTGGAAACATTCTTTGGTGAGTTTAACGGTAACGAGATCAAAGAGAAATGGCAACAGCCACTTAGTGAGATCCATGCTAGGGTTTTTCAGCATAAGATGTATGTACCCTGCACCTGCTCACCCAGAGAATGGAAACGGCATATTGATGATCTAAGAAATCTCTACGCTACCTACGATGCAGGGTGAGAAACTTAGTAATCTACTCATGGTCTGGCTGTTTGCTAATGGTCATGACATACTAGATTTTAAAGAGGGGGTGGGTATCACAACCCACCACAAAGGAAAGCAATGGAAGTTTGATTTGTCTGGGCAGTATGGAGGTGTAAAGGTCAAGTACAAAGACATGATCCTATACTTTTACAAGGACAATAAGCTATTAACCCAAACGGATCTGAATGAGTTTACATGATTACCTAAAGAATAGCCTCAAGCTATCACCAGAACGCCTAGCACATGTAAAGAAAATGGGTACAGATGCAGAGGCTCTTTTTAAAGAGCTGACTAATGCAACTAAGACTGAAACTGAAGATGACAAGAAGCACATAGATTTTATCTGGCATGATCGTAAAATTGATGTTAAAGGTTTAAAGCGATCACATGAGTACGGTTACATACTTATAGAGATGCAGAACAGATGGGGGTATCATGGATGGTGTGCAAAGCAAAGTAAGGCAGAGTTTATAGCCTTTCTATTCCCAGAGGGATTTCATGTGTTTGATAAAGATGCTTTGCGAAAGCGCACACTGGAAATCTGTGAGCCTTACGATGGATCAGTGCATCGGCAGATGGGCGTGATGTGTTACGAGATGCCTAATGTTTGGCTAGGTAGACCAAACGGACAAGACATATTCACTTATTTAAGATTGTCAGATTGTGAAGATCTTATAGTAGGCACTATACCAGTTAGTTAGATTTTTTATATATTGGTACTTATTAACCAATTTATAAACAAATGAAAAATTACAAGCTAGTACACACCAGAACCTTTTACCAGAACGCTAAGAACTCAGCTGATCACTCAGCCCAGTTCACAGTGCATAAGTTTCATGATGCTGATGCAGGAGATGCATACTGGAGGCTCTTTAATGCTACCAGAACCTATGATCAAGTATTCGCAGGATATGGAGCAGACCAAAAGCTAAACGCTGTAACATTCGCTTTACAGTATGGAAACTAATATGAATCAGTTTATAAGGATCGCCAATGCATTACTGCGGAGGCGATTCCCTTTTAAGCCACAGCGTAAAGCGATGGTGGCTAAGATGTGGGTAAGGCATTTAGAAAACATTAAACCGTTATAGTATGGATGCAGAGATGGCAGTAGCAAAAGCGTATGAAATCGTGAACGATCCTCAGCGATCAGAATCTGATAAAGTGAATCTACTCCTATGGGTAGATGCTCAGATCTACCAGAACATTGGTACAGAATCCTCAAGGAACTACAAAGAGAAATCTAGGAGGGCTAGTGCAGTTATTTACAGACTGATCAAAACCATTGATAGGGATAAAGGTCAGAGATTTTTACATGCACTAGGAATGAATAAATGAAA